AATCCAAAATAGTTGGTTCCTTCCCCAAGGTAACTCCTCTATTAGTCCAGAAGTTATCTACTTTCCTATATACGGAAAGAGCATTTTCTGGAAGTCCCATGATGGTTTCAAGACATTCTTTTTCAGAGTTGGTAAGAACATTCTTAAACACTCCAGACTGTAATACTGGAACTACAAAACGTCTCTTAGAATTTTCCCCTAAACCTCCATATAAAACATGTTTAGGATCTGAAATTAAGCCCTTCTCATTATGCACGAATTTTACTATTACACGTTCATTACGTAGGCAATTAACAAATTCTTTCTTAGAAGGGGTTACTTTATTTCTCACTGGAGAAGCTTCTTCAACTACTTCTTTAACAGTTTTAGGGATTTCTGTTGGTGTATCTACACTATCAAAATCAACTTCCATATTATCTAATTCTCCCATATTATTTAATATTTTTTATTTATAAAAAGAAGTTACCCCAGTAATTAGGGGTAACTATTATTATTAATACTATCCTGCAAGCACAGCAGGAATTAGTGACATGGTACGGTTAGGATCTAAGACGATAGCACCCAAAGCAGCAAACTTGTGTACTACTGTAGAGTCCTCATCATATGCCATATCTCCACCATTTTCACCAGTCCAAGGATTTCTCAAACCTCTCTGGTAGCCACGGATATCTTCCATACCTTTAATTCTGGCCAACTGGATATTAGGTTGTTCAGGATTACCAATATCATACAAGTCAAACCTGTAAGATTCAGCAAAACCTCCTAGTGGATGTAAGATCTTGTTACGTACAGGATCATCATACATCGGGTTAACATTTACTTTCAAAGTAATACCCATAGGTGCACGATATTCAACAAACTGGAATCCTGCACTCAAAGCGTTAGAGTGAAGTTCAGAATTAGTTTTTTGTATGATATTTACACCACCATTACCATTAAAGTAACCAAATGCTTGCCATCCAGAAACAGTATCCAATACTGCCTTATTAAATAATGCCGCACCCCTTTCACCAGTTTCTAGCATGAAGGTACGATTTTTGAATCCTATTACTCCCGTACTCAATTCAAATAGTGCATCTTCCAAAAGTTTCAAAGAGAAATCATTATAGAAGTAGGTATTAGCATAAGACATTAACTCACGAATACCAGCACCTGTTTGTAGAATATTACCAGATTTACCATAGTTTTTATATTCCCCAGAGCTAGTACGGTTACTTGTACCATATACTAGAGCGTAGTTCTTATAGTCTGAAAACTGTTGTTCTAGAACATAATCTGCATGGTGCATCCAAGTATTGATAACTGTTACTTTACCAGTCTTATCATCACGCATTGGGATACCAATGGCAATCTTTTTATTCATCATGTTCCCATACATCTTATGCTGGATTCTAATACGAGAGAACTCATTACGCATGGATACAGGAGCAGCGAATCTAATATCACCTACCTTACGAGAACCTTCTTTTTCCACAGGAGCAAATTCCACGGAGAATCTTTTCCCCATTTGAAGTTCTTCAGCAGGCATACCACTAAGAACAGCCCCCATCAACTCTACCTTATAAATGGTAAGAGTACCTTCAAACTTGGGATCCTCTAAAATACGTAGAGGATATACCTCATTTTTCTCTCCTACAATTACTTCACCGTCAGCAAAGTAATCTTCTTGAAATACAAGATAGAAGGGTTCTGTATTAACACCAGCCATTCCAGAAGTAATGACATTACCACTAATATCACGTGCTTCTACCAAAGGAACATTTTTACGAGAACTACCAATTAGTCTCCAAGTAATATCTTCATCTTCTTCAAAGTATTTAACTGGGAACCTTGATAAATAAGATTCCAAGTTTTTACCATAATTATGTTCTAGCAACCTTACCATTACGTTAGTAGCAAGTTGAGGCTTAGAACCAAAAACTCCACTAATATGGTTAGATCTAGTCAGGCCCTTTCACGAAGTAAAGTCCCGCATTTGCCATTTACCTAATGCCATTTTTTGTTTTCTTTAAAAATTGGTTTATAAAATATTTTCATTAATCGAGGACTACTGTTAGACCTTTGTAAGAATCTTGAGAAGTATCATTCCCAAAATCTAAACCGCCAGAACCTACGTTATTAGCGGGATTTCTTAATTTTCTTTCAAGGTCGC